CTCGAGCGCAACGCCGACTTCTTCGATGCGGCGAAGGCCACGTCGAAGCGTTTCGGGTGGCGCATGGCGCGCTGGACGGCTGGCTTCGCGGCACTGCTGGTGGTGTTCGCCTACTACGGTGCGCAGTAATGATCGGCGTACCGATGGTCAACCCGAAAGACGCCGTGATCGCTGACCTCAACCGCCAGATGGATGCCTACTTCGGCGCGGGCAAGACAGCCCAGGTCATCCCGGGCGGCGTCAGCGCTGACGGGCCTTTCAATGGCACCACCGCCCACCACGAACGCCTGCGCGCCCAGCGCGACAAGCTGGCACCGTCGGTGCGCGCCGAAGCGGCCAAGGGTGTCGTAGCGAGCGTGGCAGCAAAGAACCTCGGCATGCACATCAAGCGCGCCCTGCTGATAGCCCAGGAGAACGGCTTCAAGTTCGCCGACACCCCATGAGGCGCATCAACAACAAGGCGCGCCAGCGTCTACGTCAATCGCAATTCAATCTTCCACCCAGCGGCCTTGCGGCCATCCCGGAGAAACATCCATGTCTACCGCAACCGATACAGCCGAGTTTCTTGAAGAACTCAACGGCGGAGCTTTTGCCAGCCAAATCGGCCACGCCATCTCCGAAGTAGCCGCCGGAGTAGTTGACTACGGCAAGGCCGGCAAGCTGGTGATCACCCTGGATTTCAGCCAGATCGGCGAATCGCACCAGGTGAAGATCAAGCACAAGCTCGACTACAAGGTGCCGACCAAGCGCGGCACGCGTAGCGAGAACACCAGTCTCGACACGCCAATGCACGTGGGCACCGGCGGCCGCGTGACCCTTTTCGCGGAGAAGCACGACCAGCTTTTCACTCGAGAAGAAGCGCCCATCAAGCCCCGTACCTGATTAACCCCGCCTCGCCCTCCCTTCCGCAACCCAAGGAAATAACCTATGTCACTTACCAAAGATGCAATTCAGCTCATCACCGATACCGCACTGGAAGCCACCGGCAAGAAGCTGGAAACGCTGGTCCCTACCGTGGTGTTGCCGGAAAGCGCAAAGGTCTTCGATCTTGAGCGCTTCCAGGCTGGCCGCAGCCGCTTCCGTGGCACATACAGCACCCATTCATTGGCTGATTTCGGCGCTTACGTCGTTGAGCGCGCAGCGCCTGGCGCCCGTGGCTTCATCAATCAGGACGAAATGAGCTGCGGCCTGCTGTTCAACCTCGGCACTGCCGCAGCACCTGGCCACGCCGACGACCGCGCCATCCTTCGCCTGAAGGCAACAGCCGGCTACACCGCCGCGCAGAACATCGGTGGTCGCGGTATCAGTCAGAAGGATTTGAGCGACTGGATCGAGGACTGGCACCAGTACCTCACCCCGGTTGATGAGGACGGCAACCCCATCCCGGTGGCCAAAGCCATTGCTGCCGTCCGCACGATCACCATCAAGGCGTCCAGCGAATCGGAAACCACGGTGGGCGAAACCAGCGCAAGCCGCAGTGCAATGGATCAGATCGAAGCGCGCAGCAAAGAAACCCTGCCCGTGTCGTTGCAATTCCGCACGGTCCCGTTCGAAGGCCTGACCGAACAACAGATCACCCTGCGCCTCTCGGTCATTACCAGTGGCTCCCAGCCGGTACTGAAACTGCGCTGGGTTGGTGAAGAGGTCCAGCGCGAAGACATCGCACAGGAGTTCAAGGCAGTACTTCAACGCAACATTGGCGAAGCCGCCGTATTGTCTCTGGGCGCGTTCGATCCGAAATAACACCAAGGCCGGGAGACCGGCCTTCCTACTCGCCGCTTCCGGTCACGAAGGGCGGCGCCAGGTACGCTTAATCCCAAGCGTAAGAGGCCGGCAGGGTCGTGACAACAGTATTTTCGCATTCACCACAAAGAATCATTGCTGGCTGATCCTTTAAGCCGGAACTGTTTTCATCAAGGTACGCAACAAACTTCTCAGAGCCGCAGCAAGACGACTTAGCCGATGCGACCTTCGTTCCTACCACAGGTTTTTGGTACGCATTTTCGGGAAACGCTCCGATAACGTGACCGCAATCCACGCAGCAAAAAAGGGTGATTGGTTTATCTGCGCGATCGACAATCACCTGAGTCGCACCGAAATTCGATACATCAGACTTGCAGCCTGGGCATTTTGGCTCGAATTCGTCATTGAGTTTCATTGCATCTCCTTGATCCGGCTCCATGCCGGTCACCCGTAATACCCCATCTAGCTGAACAGCGCTAGATGGCGCCAAGTGAGATGTAAGCGCTTTGTATGCTTGAGAGAAGTACCCCCTGAACAATGGATCATCAGCAAATCTCTCGCGGAAATCCGCTATCTCTGGATCATCTGCCAGCTCAAATGTATCGAGAAAGTCATCCTGCTCGGCAATTAGTATCTCGGGCTGGTTGTACTCCTCGAACTGGCTACCAGTGATATCTATCTGGAACTGTTCAAGCCTTAACCAAACGTGTGAACAAAGTTCACCCCGGCGCCCGCCTCCCGTTCCAGAGATCCTAAGGGCACCAGGAAACCCATTTTCCTTTAGGTATGTTGCCAACAACGCTGACGTATCATCACAGCATGCTGATGGAAAGCGCTCGCTGATCGATATCTGGAAAAAAAAACCACTCCTCACCAGATATTGAAGAGCAGACCTGAAAATCTTCACCTCTGTAAGCAGCTCATCTCTATCCATCTGACATATCCCTTTCGAATCGCTCCGAATATACCGGCGAGGATCCCCTATGTCCGCACAACAGATTGACGAAAAGAAGCTCGAACGTGCGATCCGCAAGATCAAGCACTGCCTGGCACTGGCGCAGAGCGCCAACGAGAACGAAGCTGCAACGGCACTTCGGCAGGCACAGGCATTGATGCGCGAGTATCGGCTGACGGAGATGGACGTAAAGCTAAGTGACGTTGGCGAAATCGAATCGAGGTTCTCGCGGGCCGAGCGGTTACCCGCGTGGGAGCGGAACCTGAGCGCTGCTGTAGCCCATGTGTTCGGCTGCACTTCGCTGCGCAAGCGTCAGTGGGACGCGGCAAAAAACCGGATAGTAGCGCGCGCCTCGTTCGTCGGCGTAACCCCCGCGCAACACATCGCGCTGTACGCCTTTGAAGCTCTTCTGACGAAGTTGAAATTCGCGCGCAAGGAATATGCTGCGGCAGTCCGCGCGGGCGTATATCGAAGCTCGTACTCCGCCGAAACAGCAGGTGACCACTTTGCTTTGGCATGGGTCAACGAGGTCTACGGGAAGCTCAGCGCACTGGTTCCGAAAGGTGAAGACGACAGCCAGGCATCAAGCGATGGCCGCGACATCGTTGCCGTCGAAGCGCAAGACAAGGCGCTGATCGACGAGTACCTGGCCAACAACGGCGTCGGCAAAGCCCGGAAAGCGCGCGATATCGACATCGATATGAACGCCCAGATCGCGGGGATGCTAGCGGGTCGAAAGGTCGACCTGCGCGCAGGCATTACGCGCGGTGGCGAGGATACCCTCGCGCTTTCCGTACTCGCCTGAACTCCATATGCCCACAGAAAACCTATAGGTCTGCCCCAGCAATCAGCCTGGTCCCCACCTCACGCCCAGCAACCTGCGCCAGGCCACGGTCGACATAGGTTCGGTCACCCGCAACAACAGGCACCACCACTTCACCAGCACGCTTTACCTCGACGTTGATACGCCAGGTCTCCCGGCCCTCATCGTCCTTGTCGCATTCCATGTAGTTCCAAACCTGAAAGCCTTCGATCTCATCGTAAATATCGTGCTTGGTCATGGTCCTGCCTATTTATAGGAAGGGGCCATCGTAGCTCAAAGCCAACCGGTACGGATGATCACCGCGATCAGGCGGAGGATGGCGGCGATCAGGTTGATCCACTCGGTCAGTAGTTTCATGCGGCAGAGCTCCGGCTTGATTGATAGCCGGAGCTTGTCATTGCAACCTGAGATCTCCGCGCAATATAGGGGAATTTGTCTCTTCGACTTATCCACTCCATCGCCCGGGCATGGCCCGGCAAGGACTCCCCATGCCTACAGAAAACAAACCGGCTGAGCCGCCTTCGACCCTGGTGGCCGGCGCCGCGCGCGAAGCATCAGACTGTTCTGTGAGAAGCATCGAGAAGTGCTATTAGAGCGCTACCACTGTCACTTGAATTAAGTCTGTTGCTCTCATAAAGCTGTCGCCCTGTAACTGATTGCCTTCCAACTTTTAATCCGATATCCATCAGCAAAATTATTAGGGTCTGAAGATCATCGGTAGTTAGATCATGAGAAATCTTTTCAACTTTTGTGAAGTGCAGAACGTCGCGATGGGCAAGGTATTTGCTGCGATACCTTGAAACATTAAGAGAGCGGTACATGGTGCGGGCCTTGCTTATCAGTTCAGATATCTCAGGCGTTATCCGGTCGCTATATTTCTTCTCCAAAAACGGAAGACTTAAATTTTCAGAGCCTTTGGTCTCGGCAGGATCGAAGAACGCGCAGACCCCGATAACTACGGTTCTCAGCAGGGCCAGCTTCAAAATGGAAAATGTCTGAGGCATAAAATTTACTGTTTCAACGGTTTTTTCCTCATCGAATAGTTCGCCAAATAGCTGAATTTGCTGTGAACATTCAATAGCACAAGAAACAAAAACCTCAATATCTTCTCTGATCTGAATACTCATAACACGCCCCTAATCTAGTTTCCCGGCTCCACGCCCATCACCCTTGATACCCCACTTCAACACCCATTGCCAACGTATTCCACACCCCCTTCAAAGTCAGCCGCTATAGCGGCAAGGACGACACATGTCTGAAATAAAGGAACGGCCGATACTGTTCTCGGCGCCGATGGTGCGCGCCATCCTGGAAGGCCGGAAGACGGTCACGCGCCGGGCGGTGAAGTTTCCATTCATCGACCGCGCGGTCGGTTGCGAGCTCTCCGGCAATGAAATCGGGCCGGAGGAAGTACGCAACAACTGCCCGTATGGTGTGCTGGGGCAGCGGCTGTGGGTGCGCGAGACTTGGTACTGCGATCACTTCGAAGTTCAACGCGGCCCATACCTGCAGCCCGCCGACATGTTCGACCTGGATCAGTCGCGCGAAGACGGCGAACTGGTGTATGCGGCCGACGGGCTTGCTCCCTACGAGCAGGAACAGCCAACCTGGAAGCCGTCGATCCACATGCCGCGCTGGGCCTGCCGCATCCTGCTGGAGATCACCGACGTGCGCGTCGAGCGGTTGCAGGACATCACCGAGGAGCAGGCGCTGGCCGAAGGCATCGTCGGTGTTCCGTTCAGGCCCGACGATGGTTGGCCGATCTGCACCGGCTACATGGTTGGTCCTGACGATGGAAAGACTGGCCTGGAGACAACGGCAGCTAAGGCATTTGCGGGCCTTTGGGATTCAGTCGGCGGCTACTGGGAAGCCAACCCGTGGGTCTGGGTGGTCGAGTTCAAGCGGGTGACGCCATGATCGCCCCCCTCTGGTTCGCCTACGTCTTCATCTACCGAGGGCCGAAGCCATGAACGATTCCCCGAAAAGTCTCGGCTGGATGGACCACGGAAAGACAAATTGCGGTCTTCTGGTAATGAGTCGCTGGGATAGCCCAGAGCGCGACGACAACGCGAAAGACCTGCAGCGGTTTGTAAGAGATGTGAAGCGCAGCGGGTTCAACCACTCTCGCATTGAGCGTTTCGAAGGCGATCAATTCCCGGACTGGGTTGGGGAGTTGCATTGCGAAGACGCTCAATGCCAATGCCGACGCTTCCTTCGCACCAAACAAGCCTAACCCCAATCCCCCTACATGCCTGCCGGTGAGCGGCGGGCGAGGAATGCGTATGCCTGAAATTAAGTGCCACATGGGCCACGCCCAGCACGTCAGCACCACAGATTGGATTGCTGCGCTGACCATTGATCAGCTCCGCTTCGCCAGGGACGCCATGGACGAAAAGATCAAGGCGGCCGAGGCAACGCCAAAGCGCGTGGTTTGGCGGGTATGTCGTGGCGGTGTATGCGTGGGCAACTACCCAGAAGATCAATACGAGAAAGCCGCTGACCACCTGCTGCGCATATTCAAAGAGAAATTCATGGAAGAGGCAGCGGACTACGTGAAGAAGCCCTACGGCACCGAGACGTTCCGCCGCGAGCTGCCAAGTATCGAAATCGAGCGCGTGACCCAGTTCGAGTACGAAACCGAGTGGTTCCCCGCCAAACCCTAACCCACCTTCTGCCGCCCAGCGCGGCGCGGAGCAGTACCGCTATGGCAAACAAATCTGCCGCCCAGGTAGCGCCAATACCGCCCCGATTCATCCGGGCCGGTGATGCCTACGGCTACCTCGGCATGTGCCGGGACGAATTCAATAAGACGGTGCGCCCTAACGTCCGCGAGTTCCCCATAGGCAAACAGGGGGTCGGGTTTGATCGGCTGGAGCTTGACGCATGGGCGGATGCCTACGTCGAGAGCAAGTCGATTGAAAAGGCGACCAATCAGGACAACAATCAGCCCCGCAGCGAGCGCCATGCGCGGGCCACAGGAGCAACGCCATGGCCCAAAAAGCAATCACCGGCCTCCAGCAAATGCCGAACGGCATCTGGAAGATCGACAAAAAATACAGAGGAGAGCGAATTCAAGAGAGTACTGGCACTTGTAACCGCGCCGAAGCAGAGCAGTACCTGATCCACAAGCTGGAGAAGTTGCGCCAGCAGAAGGTGTATGGCATTCGGCGGGTTAGGACCTGGCGGGAGGCGGCGACTCGCTTCCTGCTTGAAGTGAAGGATCAGGCGTCCATCCACATTTCGGCGACCTATATGGAGCAGCTCGACCCGTTCATTGGCGATATGCCACTGACTCACATCGATGACGACGCGCTTGCCCCATACGTGCGATCGAAGCTGAACCCGGCGACGGGCAAGCCGGTCACGAACAGGACTGTGAATATCGCGCTACAGCGGGTTATCCGGGTTTTGAACCTCTGCGCACGAAAGTGGCGAGATGAAGAGCGCCGGCCATTGCTCGACGTGGTTCCGATGATTTCTCTGCTGGATGAGAAGACGAACAGCCGGAAGCCCTACCCGCTTTCGTGGGAAGAGCAGTCGACCCTGTTCGCCGAGCTTCCGGCGCACCTTCAGACCATGGCAATGTTCAAGGTCAACACGGGGTGCAGGGAGCAGGAGGTTTGCAAACTTCAGTGGAATTGGGAGATTGCCGTACCTGAGCTGGGAACGAGTGTGTTCCTGATACCGGCTGGATTTGGAGGAAGGAGCGCAAGGGCTGGAGTGAAGAACCGGGACGAGCGCCTGGTCGTGATGAATGACGTTGCCAAGTCAGTGATCGAGAAGCAGCGCGGCAAGCATCCGCTCTACGTGTTCCCGTTTGGCAAGCCAGATGGTGAGGGGAATGAAACGACGGTTCACCGCATGAACGACTCGGCCTGGAAGAAGGCGAGGATTCGGGCGGCGAAGAAGTGGCAGGAGAAGTTCTTGCGGCCGGCACATGACGGCTTTGCCAGAATCCGCATTCACGACTTGAAGCACACCTTTGGGAGAAGGCTGCGTGCTGCTGGCGTGACAGAGGAGGATCGGAAAGCGCTGCTCGGCCACAAGAACGGAAGCATTACCAGCCACTACTCGGCGGCGGAACTGGATCAGCTAATTGCGGCGGCAAACAAGGTATCAGCAACCGACTCGCGCGCACCAGCGCTGACGATTCTGAAAAGGAGGGAAGCGTGA